AGAGCACCAGGTCTATCGTCTTCTGCGCCCCCTGCGCCCCCGCCTTGGCGAGGTTCTTCGTGTACCCCGCACTCAGGTCGTCGTACGAACTGGAATCGAGAACCATGACGGGCTCGCCGGGGATCACGTTTACCTGCGCCTCCCCTGCCGCCTCTGCGCGGAGCTTGTAGGCGTAGGGAACGGAGATCTTGAAGCGTTTGGCAACGCTACCGACCTTGGCGCCGGGGTTATCGAGGAACCACTGGAGGGCCTTTTGAGCGGCCGACTTCCTGGACTTCTTAACGGATGGCATTGATGACTTCCTTCTGCTGGTAGAGGTGAGCGACGCAAGAGGGCGGGAACGCCTCCTCGCTGGAGTCGTAGGCACAGGCCGCGGCAATCGGATCCGAGGCGCCACTGAGGTACGACGTCCTCATGTGCAGGTCATACGCGCAGTACGCGAACAGACCAAGGACCACGAAACCAAGAACCACGAAAAAAGCAACAAAACACTTTGTGTCGTCTTCCACAACAATCTCCTTTCTGGGCTTTCTGACAATGGATTAGAAATAGTCTCTTCCGCCTCTCGAGCATCTCCAGTTGGGTTTCGGGAGATGCGGGTCGATCGGCCTGCGTCTGTTACGCAGGAACCAAGTTATACCCCCACACACGATAAAAAACAAGAGCAGAACAACGCTGGTCATGAAATTCTCCTTCGTTTCTTCTTTCGGACGCCTTTATACACTACGCCGGCCCAGAGGAACACCGTAGTACCCTGCGACGGTCTCGAAGGCCTGGAGGTGCGATTGGATAATTTCGACATCCCGATCCTTGTCCGTATCAAAAAGCGCGATGCTGCTGCCCCGCTTGCGGGCCCGGAGGTCCTTGGTCAGTGAGCCGTGGGCCTTAGCAAGTTCCACTCCGACCACCTGGTCGATGAACTCGGTGGGCAGCCCTAGGGCAATGGGCTTAGGAACAAACCGCTTGGCGGCCTTCTTGCCCAGCATGCGCTCGAGAACAGCTTTGCGACTCATCGGATAACCTCCACCTCAGCCTCTGTTTCGATCCACACCCGTGCGCCGCAGGAGAGCGGCTTATCCGGAGAGTAAACCACCTTCGACGGGCCGTGGACCACGACCTCATGGGCGTACGTATTGGCCTTGTACGTCTTCAAGGTCAGCACCGGGTCTTGTGCTCCCGCCCTGGCGTTGGCCTTGATCACGTGCTGATTCACATGAATCACGGTCTTCATGACGCGTCCCCCTCGGGCTTCTCGCGCAGTCTCCTGTTCAGGATTTTGAGTTCGGCTTTCAAGAACGTGATCTCTTGCCCAAGAATCTCGGCTTCGGTGCGCAGTCCGCGCAAACGAATCTCGTACAGCGCCCACTCCACCTTCATCTGTTGCGGGTACTTCCACGGTTGAAGTTCTATCTCTCGTTGCCATGACCCCGGCGGGGATTCGTTGTCAATTGCTGACATACCATACTCCTGCCAAAAATCCACCAATGAAACACAGGATCGCCAAGACGATCTCTGCGACCAAGACATTGCTCCGGTCGGAGTGCATCTCCAAAATTTCCTGCTCCAACTTCCGGTTCTCTTCGCGCAGCCGGTCGTAAAGATATTCTGATTGTTTATTCATTTGCTCTCTCCTCTTTCACGAATGGCGGCGGCCGCCCAGTCACGCGCTTTGGGTGGGTGGGTGTAAAGCGGAATGCTCCACGCCAGTAATGAGGGGGGAAGATATATGCGGTACAGCGGGTTTGCGCGTATCGCTCCGTGAGGGGCTTCCATCCACGCCACAGGGTACGGCTCCGGCTCCGGCTCCGGCTCCGGCTCCGCAAGGACGGCTGCGGCAACGAGTTCAGCGAAGCGTTCAATCTCCTCGTGGGATGCAACCATTACTCCCCACATCTCCGGGCTGCTGTGGTCGCTGAACCCAGCTTCCCGCGCCAGTCGGATAATGTCTTCTCTGTTCATTTACTCTCTCCATTCCACTCCGTCCAAGACAGCAATCTCCCAAGTTGTGCCTTTCGGTCAGGCTGTTTCTTGATCAGATCGTCCGCAAGGGTGCGGGCCATGTCGTCGGGCAGTCGCAGGATCGCCCACAGCACTCCGTGGAACCAAGCATCTCGCGCACGTTCTGCGCGTTCGGCTTCGATCACTGCGTTCATGTGTTTAAGCAGTTCCTGCCTACGCTCGTTTCGTACGTGAACAACATGGGTCATTTACCTTCTCCCCTCGCACGAATGGCGGCGGCAAACATCACGCCATAGAACGGCTCTGTCTCCAAACACAACTTCGCACACGCCTCCCGCTCCTTCTCTCGCTCGACCTTTGCAACAAGTTTGGCGAAGCGTTCAATCTCCTCGTGGGATGCAACCATAGACCCCCACATCGGGTTGCTGCGGTCACTGAATCCAACCTCTTTCGCCAGTCGGATGATGTCGTTGCGTGTCATTTGTTCCCCCTCGCACGGATTTCGTCTCTGATGTATTTGAGAGCGTCAAGAGTCCAATCTCGCGCCAACTCGCCCGCCTCGCTATTGCCGATTGGAATTCGATACGCCCCAATCACCTTGATGCACGCCTCCCGCTCCTTCTCCCGCTCGTCTGCAATCAATTCAAGGATGCAGTCCAAATGAATGACTCCGACAAAATCGCGGGTGCGCTCATAAATGGCTTGTTCAAGTTCATCGCGTGTCATTTGTTCCCCCTCGCACGGATGGCGACGACGCATTCAAGAGCGGTTCCTGTCTCAAGCCCTTTCCTAGAATTCCACACGTCTTCGCATGCCTTCGCACACGCCTCCCGCTCGGCCTTCACCGCTTCTTCAAGCATCCCGCAGAACTGCGTCGTTTTCTGCCTCTCGGCGCACTTTCGATAGCCCTGTTTGACAAGGTGTTGTTCAACCAGCGCGGCGAAACGATGAAGTGATTCGGCGCCTGGGCCAATGTAAGCATCGCCAGCAGACCAAACCTCCCGCGCCAGCCGGATGATTTCATCGTCGCTCATTTGCTCTCTCCCCTCGCACGGATGGCGGCGGCGCAAATGCCCGCAATTAATGCCTCGCGGCTCGCGTTCCAAAGCGAACGCTCTGCATCACACACCTTCGCACACGCCTCCCGCTCCTTCTCCCGCTCGTCTGCAATCACTTCAAGGATGCAGTCCAAATGGATGGCTCCGACAAAATCGCGGCTGCGCTCATAAATGGCTTGTTCAAGTTCATCGCGTGTCATTTGCCTTCCCCTCTTTCACGGATGGCGTCTCTGATTTCTATCAGAGCGTCGTGAGTCCAATCTCGCGCCATCTCGCCCGCCGCGCTGTTGCCGACCGGAATCTGATACGCCTCAATGATTTTGACACACGCCTCCCGCTCATCCTCAACCGCTCGGGCGATCAGGTGCCGCAGTTGGTTTTCGGACAGAGGGTAGTGCCAATTATCGGTCGGCGGCACCGTCAGCGCGGCACCGATCAGTTTTTTCAGGTCAAGGTCGGTCATGTCGCCTCCTCCTTCGCATTCCAGAGTTTGCACCTAGACAGCGCGTTTTCCGCTGTACATCCAAACTTGCAGCACCAGTCGTTGTACCGGTAAGCACGTGGCGAATTCTTCGGGTGTCCGGCGTTGTGATGGTGTCGGCACTTGCGGCAATGCTTGTTCATGGCTTCACCTCCTCTGCTTCATCCTGCAACGCCTGATGCACCACGTTCAATGCCGCTCGGCGGGGTTGCTGCTCCGCTCTGGCGATGGCTGCTCGGGCTTGGTCATTTGCCAAGGCTCGGTAGTTCGCATCTCTGCAATTTCCGTCAAGCACCATTCGCTTCAACGCCGCCAACAGTTCCGCGTTTGCCGCCTTCAAGTCATCAACCTGTATCACATACCCACGCACAGACAGTTTCATCTCATGCCATTGGTTGATCTGATGCAGCCGCTCGTTCTCCGCATACAGCCTCCGCAGTTCGGCGGCTGCTTGATTCATGTTGCTAGCCATTTCAGCGTCATAACCATTACGGTCAAGCGCATCCGCCAGTCGTAGAGCTTTGAATTGTTCGGTCATGGCTTCGGCTCCTTCCATGCTTTTTCTTGGCACTCGTTCCAAGTGTCTCCCACCCACTTGGTGAATTCTTCGGCAGTCAAGGGTTTTGCCTGACTCTTCCCAACTTCAGCAGCCTTCGCTGCAAGTTCCAACAGTTCACGGTCGGTCATGTCTTGCCCTCCGCTTTGAGTACGGCCCGCACCCAGCATTCAGGGGCAGCGCCGTCGTGCCAGATGATCTCTGTCCCGTATTCGGGGTGGCCGTGGATGTTGAGACAATCTTCGACGGAGGCCCATACCGAGGTCGAACGACACGCCGTGAGCCAGCGAATTGCCACGGTTCCGTCCGTAAAAATCACGCCTTCAAACTGCGGTTCATGGTCGGCGTTCTTCTGGAAGTGGTTGTGCGTGTCGCGCTGACTGATATTTCTTCGGTACGCGGTAAAGCGATTCACGGCCGCACCTCCTGCGCCAGAGCGCGTTGAAGCGCGGCTTCCGGGCTTTTGTCTGCCGCCGACAGCGGGACTGGGAGGTAAACCTGCACCAACCACGCCTGATATGCATCGCCACGCACCGGCCATATTTCCTTGTCGCGCCACTCCGCGTCGTCTAGCCTGATCAACGCCCGCAGCCGCTCGTTCTCCGCGTGCAGTCGCTCATTCTCGGCGTGTTGGCGGCGCAGCGTTGTGGTGGCTTCGGTGTGCCACCTGAATCCGCGGTCGATGATGGGTCTATTTGCCAGCCGCAGGGCTTTCGGTTGTTTGCTCACGGCTTCACCTCCGCGCTCTGTGGGACGGGATAACCTGCCAGCCCCGTGGGGTCCGCACAAACCCTACCGCGATCAACGCCTCGACAGAGCGACAGTCGCTCCCTAGGCGTTTGTGGCTGCGAAAGCTTTCCGGCGTGGCGAATACCTGCTTGCACCCGGTGCAGCGGCGCACTTTAGAAACAGTCATTCTCTTACAAGCTCCTCAATGATCTCGTCCTCGAGCAGTATGCGCTGCGACTCATCCAGTACCTTCAGGATGTTTACCCGCGCAACCTTGCCGTCAGGCTTTTTAAGCGAGACGTACGCTGACACCAGCTCGAGCATGGGCGGCAGCACTTGGTCTTCGACTCTCAAGGCATCCAAGATCTCATACGTTATATCGACGTCGAGACTTATCTGTGTTCGATGTAGCACTTTCTTTCTTCCTATTGGCCTCAATGCGGGCGAGGAGCTCCGCTTCCTTGTATGTCTTGTCAAACAGTTCGTCGACCATCGGCCGAATGATCGCCCCTAAGCCCTTTTTGTAGAACTTCTGGAGCTCTTTCAGCTTCTGATAAGTCTCCATGTGAATCATGAGAGACTTGAACTTCGTTCCCCTGCGCTTCGACGGCGAATACCGCCCTGGGTAACGGTACTTGCGCTTGCGACGATTGCGCCAGACATGCTCCTTGAGCTTGGCAAGCTTCGGCTCGGCAGCCTTGTCTCCCGCTTCCACACGTGTGGTCAGGCGCTTCACGCCCAGCCTCGGGAATGCGAGATTGAAAGCGTCGTAACTGAGCGCTGTCCACTTAAGGCCCTTAGCCAAGGGCTTTGAACCCGGCGATCTTTTTTTCCAAGGCACAGAACTCTCCTTTCTCTTGTCGTGACTCTACTCATAAGATACCAGAAACGCAACTATCCTTTCGCTTCTCCCCAGGACGGCCCAAGCTCGACGTCGACCCGGGAGGGGACTTCCAATGAAACGGCTTCGGCCATGATCCGTGAGGCGTGTTCCGCCTCCGTGCGATCCCGCACACTCACCGCGACCTCATCATGCACTTGCAGAAGCAAGCGAAAGCCCGCCTTGTGCAACGCGACCATCGCGGCCTTGGTCTGATCGGCCGCAGAGCCTTGAATCAGGCGATTCAGGCCCTTGTACGTCATCGCCCGCTTGATCCGTGGTCCGTACTCCATGACGGCCTGTTCGCGGGGCAGCGCCTTATTGATCCCGTACGCCACGGGTTCCCAGAGCGGGAAGCGGCATTTGCGCCCCAAGAGCGTGCGGATCGAGCCGCTGGAGGCGGGGTGTTCGATGCGTCTCATGACGGCGTTCACCGTGCCCTTCAGGAACGGGACGTTCCGGTGGAAGCTATTGATCAGTTCTGCGGCTTCTTCAAGCGGGAGGTCCAGGGAGTTGGCGAGCTTCTGCTTGCCCATGCCGTACATCAACCCCAGTCCGATGGTCTTGGCGGCTTTGCGTTGGATCCCCGCCATATCCGCCACCATCTGGTGGAAGTCGGTGTTTGGGTCGTTGCGATATGCCTCTGCCATGCGCTCTGCGCCTGGGAGATCGAGTAGGGTTGCGTAATGGACGAGAAGCCGAGGCTCCTGTGAGCTGAAGTCGTTTGCAGCCCAGAGTTGTCCTTCTTCAGGCAGGAAAAGCGAGCGAACCAGCGGACCGATGATTTCATGGCGGGCAGGCACCTGTTGAAGGTTGGGGCTGTTCATCGAGAGGCGTCCGGTAACGGTACCTCCGTCCTCGGAGCGCATCTGGTTGATGTGCGGGTGGATCCGCCCATCGGCGGCGCTGTGCCTCAGGTACGGCTCGAGGAAGGTGCCGTGGGTCTTGTTGAACTCCCGGGCTTCGATGATCAGCTTGGCAATCGCGTGGTCGTGGCCGTCGAGGAAGCTCTTCGTAAAGCTCGGAAGCCCGGTCGCGGTGCGTGGGTAGGGGATCCCGAGCTTGTCGAAGGCGCGCGCAATGCTGGCCGCGGCCCAGATGTCGACCCGCTCGCCCGAGAGTGCGGTGACCTGCTTCAGGTGCTCGCTCTCTTTCTGCTTGAACTCCTCGACGAGCCGCTCGCACTTGCCGCGGTCGAACCGGATGCCTTGGAACGTCAGATCGATCAGGATCGGCAGGAGCTCTGTCTCGAGCGTGAAGATGGACTCGACCTCCTCCTTGCGAAGTAGCGTCTTCAGGTGATGCCAGAGCTTGAGCGTGAGCGCCGCGTCCTGTTCAGCGTACTCCCCGACGTACATCGCAGGGAGCTTCCAAAGCTCCTTCTTCGGGTGCACGCCAAAATCCGCCGCGGCATCCTTCAGCGCCTGTTCGGACTTGGCCTCTTTGAGGTAATCGAAGCCGAGGCTGCCGAGCGCGTAGCTGAAGCGGTTCTCGTCGATCAGCGGCGCAGCGAGCATGGTGTCGTAGACGGTGCCGTTGACCGTGAACCCTGAGGCTCGAAGCCAGCCGAGGTCATAGGCGGCGTTGTGCATGATCTTGTCGCACGGCAGCGCGAGGATGTCCCGCACCCATCGGTTAACGATGCGTTCATCGAGGTTGCCGCCACCCTGATGGGCGATCGGGAAGTAACCTTTCCAGCCATCCACCGCAATCGCGTAGCCGACGATAAACCCGTCCTTCCGGGGCCATCCTGGCCCCATCGACTCCATGTTGGGGTCGCATGTTTCAAGGTCGATCGCAATCTCCGTTGCGGCGGAAAGGTTCGGGAAACTCGCAGGGGGCACCCACTCGCAGGGGCGCGGGGAAACGGTGGTCATAGTCGAAATCCTTTGTGTGAATTCTTGGGCAGTACGAAATGCAGGGACTGCTTGGCGCGGGTAATGCCGACGTAGAGTAGCCGGTTGATGTCGTCGGAGTTCTTGTCGTACTCCTGGGCGAACTTGGTCGACAGATCCCCGATCAGTAGGACGTTATCCGCCTCCCCTCCCTTCGCTCCGTGGATCGTGGAGAGCTTGATCGGCACCTTGCCTGTGATCTTCGTGCCTCGTCGCAGGAGCGCAATGAGGTAGTTGCGCTTGTCCTCCGCGATCTTCGTCAGCGCCTCATGCCAGATCGCGCTCGTCTGTAGCCCGTGGTCCTTGGTCAGTGATTCGAGGGTATACATCGCGTCCACATCAGCCGTCTTCAGTCCCTTATGCCCGCGCTTGACGGCATCGCCATCGAGGTACTTGTAGATCAGTCGGATCACGGGAAAGGGTAGCTCGCCGCCCTTGCGCAGCCGCTCCCAGCCGATGACGGCCTGGAGCACGGGCTCGGGGATGCTCCGTTGTCCGTGGCGCTCGAAGAGCAGGCCTTGGGATTTGATCCACTCGTGCATTTCAGTCAGCATGTAGTTCGTGGCGGCGAGCACGAGCCATTCCCCTTGGGTAATGTCTACGTGATGGAAGTCGTTGTAGTAGGCAATCGTGCCGCCTTCGGTGCGCGGCTTCCAGACCTTGGGCTGCCTCTTGCGGATGCGGTGGACGACTTGGTCCGCGAGCGCGTGGATTCTGGAAGGGACACGATAGGACTGGTCGAGGACTTTGACCTCGCCATCCAGGGTCAGGAAAGAGTCGACGTCTGCCCCCGCCCAGATGTAACACGCTTGATCATCGTCTCCGGCCAGGTATGTCCGTTCGGCACGGGCGATGAGCTCCTGCACTATCTGCCACTGCAATTTGGACAAATCCTGAGCCTCGTCAATAATTAATGTTTTCAACAACGGAAGCCTGTCAGGCTCGTCCAGAATTCTTTCCAGCAAGTCCGTGAAGTCCAGAAGGCCGTGGGAAGCCTTGTAGTGTCGGTAGGCTCGATCGACGTACTCGAAGTGATGCCACTCGATCGCCATACGGCTTTCGTTGTAGTGCTGGCGCAGGTCCTTGCCCTTGATCCGCGCGATGTTGACCTCGTTCAGGATGGGATGATCCGTCTTGACGGCAAACTCCTCTTCCCCCTGCGCTACGCCCAGCTCAATCCCCGCCTCTTTCGCGAACTCGGCGTAGTGCTCGGGGCCCATCATGTCCTTGCCCGTGATCCCGAGACAGTGGTACGCCAGTGAGTGCAGCGTACGAAACCACGGGAAGTCGAGGTCCGGGTTCAGCGCAGGGAACTTCTGGGTCGCCCGATCGCGCGCCTCGGTCGCCGCCTTGCGGGTGAAGGCGAAGTATCCGATCTGCGTCGGATGAACGTCCGCCGCAAGTTCGTTCTGTACCACCGAGAGCAGGTAGGTCGTTTTGCCTGACCCTGGGGGACCGAATACTTTGACAACACTCATGGCTCGGTAGGCAGTGACGGGTAGTACGGGGCAATGTGCACGGCGAACTGCTCAGGCTCTTCTGCCTGCTTGTCCGCAGCGTCGCGGTAGTCGTCGTACACGCCGACGATGGAGACTGGATGACCGGGCTTGATCCAGTACACGACGAACACCATGCGTTGATGATTATTCATCGTCGCCTTTCCGTAGTTCGTCCTCGGCCTCGAGGACGGCCTGGACGCGATCCATTGCACACGGCCATACGATGATCGGGGTGGTGTCTCCGACATAAGCGCCTTCGATGTTGTAGCTGATGTACTCCTCTGCCTCTTCCAGAGACAGTCCTGCCTCATGCATGAGGATCGTCACGATGGCATCGCCGTCGTAGATTAGCGTGTCTACGCGATCGGCGCCGCCGGACTTGCTCTTCTGCCACACCGTAGCAATACCAATCAGTGCGCTGTCAAAACCGTCTATCTTGAGCATTAGAAGGGGCTCCTGCTTTTCTTTTGTTCAGGGGTATCAAAAGGGGAATCCTGCCGCTCGAAGCGCGGGATGCGCCAGCACCGTGTTGCGCGGTTCTTGAGGAAAAGGCTGATCGGCTCCCCTCCGACGTCGCGAACACGCTGCGCCATCTTCGGGAAGGAGAGACCTTTGAAGTTGTTGCGGGTCAGGTGCGCTTCGAGATCCTTCATGCGGAAGTACGTGCGGCCTTCCTCGTCGTTCGTCCACGGCCGGCCAAGCAGGATCTCGTCTCGGTCCATGGCCTGCTGCAAGTGCGTACAGAACTCCTCAAGAAGGTCGTTGAAGCGGCCGGTGACGGTGGTGTCCTCGCTTGCGGCCATGATCTGCTCGGTCTCGACCATCTCGGTCAGCAGCGCGTTCAGAAGCTGTTCCCAATCCGTCTTTCTCACCGCGGGAGGGAGCACGTTCAGCCGTTCGACACAGGCCTTTTGGAAAGCCATTTGGTTGAACAGGCTCTCGGTGTCGAGTTCGATGCGCTTGCCGTTGACGTCGAGGAACCAGAGAGGCGGCTCGCTCGCGTACTTGGAAAGCGCAGAGAGCTGCGGGGAGTCTGGCCCGTGGGCCCCGATCCCGTACTTGCGAGTCCTGCACAGGCCGCTGTTGCAAAAGCTGTTCAACGGCGCGTCTTTGCATCGGTACTTGTAGTCCTTCTTGTTGAGCTGCTTGATCAACGTCTGGACTTCGCTGTTTGGGAGCGGAGGACTCACGTACTTGTAGTTGTACTCGACGATCAGGTTATCCCAGGTCGCAGGGTGCACGCGCTTGAGATAGAGGCCGATGTTGAAAAGCGCGTTGTTCCGTGTGCCCTCGGGCACGCCCTGGGCGCAGATCGCTTGCAAGCATGGCGGCCCGTCCTTGATCGGTGACTCAGCGGCCTTGGGTTCTTCAGGGAACTTCAGGTCAGGCTCCTGTACGAACCGATCGTACAGGGCATAGAACTCGTCGAGCGTTGCGGCCTTGCCGTCGTCAGTGAAGGCATAGCGCATCGTCGCATCGCCCCCGAAATAGGGGAGGTTCAGAAAGTTGCCCGTGTCGCCACGCTCGACGAGGATCTCGGCTTGCTTCGGAAAGATCTCGCGACCGGCCTCGCCAAGCAATGCTGCCGCTGCCTTCAAATACCGCTGCATCGAGGCCGCGGGGATGGGCTCTTTGACGAAGAGGAATACGTGCGCGCCGCCGGACTTGCTGCGACAGACGACGAGCGGCAGCTCGAGGCTGCGGATTTTCTTGATCAGCCCTGCGTGATCAAGAGGGTACTGATCAATATCAATGCATCCCCAAATGCAGGAGTTATCTGCGCGGATGGGGATGATGCCCAGCGAAGGCTCCACGCCCTCAAGATGCTTCTGCCAAAGATCATCGGTCGGCGGCTTGCGGACAACCACGGCCTTGCCTGCTTGCTTGCCATTCCCCTTCTCGCCTTCAATGCGGTACGTCCCATAGGCGATGCCCAGTCCTGAAAACACCGCCTTGAATCGTGTGATATCGGTCATTTCTGCTTTCTCGAAAAATGGGGCCTACTTGCAACGAGTGGTGGGGGTAATATTGCTTTCGGCCCCGGAACATCAGAACGGCGTGGAACCAGCGGCTCCTTCACCGTCGCCATCATGCTTTGGCTTCACCGCACCGGAATTCACCGATGCCGCAAAGCTCTTGCAAACGGCGTAAATGCTTTCGTCTTCGACAGTACCGATACGCTCGACTTCCCAGCCAAACCACTTGCCCTTGTCGTTTGACTCAGGCTGCGTGGACAGGCGGTACATCTGGCTGTACATCGGCGGCGTGAACGGGCCGTTCCTCCCCAGCAGCTTAACCGCTTGCATCATGCTATTCCACTTGCGGCTCTTCTTGAGCTGCGTGGACTTCATGACAGCAAGCGCCGGCGACGGGGTGCCGTCTGCGCCGATGATCATGACGTAGTGGTTGGCCGTGTTCTCGATGTAGTTGCCGTTGTCGAGGTAGTCCTTGTTGTCACCGGGTTCCCGATGGGTCCTGGACAGGATGTCACTGGATGACGGGTAGATATGGATCGGAGCGCCCGATCCGCTACCCCGCGGTGCCCATTCGATGTACTGACGTACGTACGCGCAGGGCACCACGGTGATCCCCTTCTTGCCGTCGTAGAGCTGGCCCGTGACGGAGTTGAGGATCATGCCGGGCAACGCGCCCTCGATCTCGCCGACTTCCGGCGAGGTGTTGGTCAGAAGCCGCAGGAACGGCAGGGCGAAATCGTCCTGATTCATCCCCGCAAAGCTACTGCCGGCATCCTCCTCGAAGGCCGAGGCGATCGCCAAGGCGGTGGAGGTTTCGGTCTTTTCTGCAAGTGCTGTGTTAGCCATGGTTCGTGGTCCTTTAGGATTTGATCGAGGCCTTTTTGCCGATGTACGCGCCGAAGAGTTCCATGGGGAACTGCTCGCCGCGGGTCACCCGCTCCTTGACCCAGGCCTTGAGGGTCGAGGGCTCTATCTTCTCGGACTGCTCGGCAGGGAACCCCTGTTGCCCAAGCATCCCGAGGAGTCGGTTGCACAACTCGTCTTCGCCGCGCCCGAAGCGTACGCTGACGGTGTTCTTGATGATGTCGTCAAAGCCGTGGTCCCTGAGCCATTGGAAGGCTTCGGCACGCCGGGCTTCGCTGATCGAGGCGCTGTAGAAGGGCTTGATATCGATGGAACTACCGTCTTCCATGCGGAAGGACGACATGCCCATCTCGGCCAAGGCTTCCGGGATCGTCTCCTCGGTCAGCTTGCGGTACTGCTCCTTGTGGCTCTTCAGTACCTCCTCCGCGTCATCGATCTGCTTTTCCAGTGACTTCGCGCGACGGGCAAGGGCTGCGATGCCGGTGATCTGATCGTCTTGGACTTTCAGCGCATCGGCTTCGTTTTCAAACAAGCTCGTAAGGTTCATCAGATTCTCCTTTCTTGAAAAGATCCACCTCGAGAGGGATGTAGCGGCGTTCCCGCTTGTCCCACTTGAGGCACTTGAAGCGTCCATTGTTCTTGAACGCCGCCACCGCGCAACAGATGCCTATTGCCGATGGATCCCCGATCAACAACAAATAGTCGTTGTCGGTGAATTTGTCCAGCTTGCGTTGGACGCGCCGTACGGTCGGCACGACGGAGAACGCAATCTGTGCGTTAGGGGGCAGAATGGTCTCGATTTGGCCGTAGTCCTGGGCACTTGCAATGTTGTGCTGCAAGGTCTCGGAGACGACATAGACTTTAGGCACGGGGCAGTTCTCCTTTCTCAAAGTTCGCAACCAGTGTATGCTCGCGCTTCAGGGAATGCAACCCTGCCAGAAAGCGAGACCAACATGAGCCAGTTTCTACACACATATCGATTCAAAAACAAGCCCTTTACGCATCAGGCCGCGTACCTTCAACGATTCTGGGACCACCAGGTTGCTGCGTTGTTCGCTGAAATGGGCACGGGCAAGAGCTTCATGCTCATCAACAACATCGCCATGCTCTATGACCAAGGCCGCATCAACGCGGCGTTGATCGTGGCGCCAAAGGGCGTGTACCGCAACTGGGTAGACACCGAGATCCCCAAGCATATGCCGGATCACGTGATCTACCGCATAGCGTTGTGGTCAGCGACGCCACGCAAGGCGGAGGAGCAGGCCCTTGATTCGTTGTTCGAGATCACCGAAGACCTGAAGATCCTCGTGATGAACATCGAGGCGTTCTCGACACCAAAGGGGACGAAGTTTGCTCAAAGATTCTTGTTCGTGCATAACGCGATGATGGCGATCGATGAGTCGACGACGATCAAGACGCCGAACAGCAAACGCAGCAAAAACACTGAAAAAATAGGCAAAATGGCGAAGTACCGCCGCATCATGACGGGCTCGCCGGTGACAAAGTCGCCGCTCGACCTGTACCAGCAGTGTGCGTTTCTGTCGGATGCTTGTCTCGATTCCCCGTCTTACTACGCGTTCCAGGCGCGCTACGCGGTGACCTTTGAGCGGCATGTTGCAACGCACAGCTTCAGGCAGATCGTGGGCTATCGAAAGCTTGATGAGCTCAAAGAAAAGCTTGACCGCTTCAGCTTCCGCGTCACGAAAGAAGAGTGCCTGGACCTGCCGGCCAAGCTTTACGTCAAGCGCGAAGTGGACCTGACTGACGAACAAACCAAAGCGTACAACGAGATGAAGACGATGGCGCTTGCGCAGTTCAACGAAGGCCTGATGTCCACGGTGAACGCGCTTACGCAGCTGATGAGGCTGCACCAGATCGTTTGCGGGCATGTCAAACTGGACAGCGGCGCCGTGCTTTCGTTGCCCAACCGGCGAATCGAGGAGCTGATGTCGATCGTCGAAGAGACGGACAGCAAGATCATCATCTGGGCCACCTATCGGCATGACATCGAGGCCATCAACAAGGCCTTGAAGGTCGAGTACGGCATGGAGAGCGTTGGCACGTACTACGGCGATACGGACGCCGACGAGCGCCAACGGGTGGTCACGGAATTCCAAAACCCCGAAAGCAAGATGCGTTTTTTCATAGGCAATCCCAGTACGGGGGGCTACGGCCTGACGCTAACCGCGGCCGATGTGGTCGTGTACTACAGCAACAGCTTTGACCTCGAGAAGCGATTGCAGTCCGAGGACCGTGCACACCGCATCGGGCAGACCAGGAACGTGACGTACATCGACTTGATTACGCCCAAAACGGTCGACGAGAAGATCGTCAAGGCGCTGCGCGACAAAATCGACATCGCGACCCAGGTCATGGGGGAGGAGGTGAGAAAATGGTTGATCTGATCCCGATCAGGCGTTTGTATCAGTATGAAAGGCTCAAGCGCATTGACTCTCCCGAAGGCCGGCGGTACGTCGACGATAGCCAAAACGCCCTGCCGAGTGTAACCACGGTGCTCTCCGCGACCAAGGACAGGAAGGGCCTTGATGCGTGGGCCGAGAGGGTTGGGGAGGCAGAAGCGAACCGGATCAAAAACGAGGCGGCCACGGTCGGCACGCACATGCATAGTGTCATCGAGCGGATGATCGCGTACCGGGACCTGCCCCGTCCGACCAACTGGCTCATGGTCAAGGGCTATGAGCTGGGCTATCGGCTCGTGAACGAGTACTTCACGAACCTGAACGAGATCTGGGGGTCAGAAGTGCCGCTGCACTACCCGGGCAAATACGCCGGGACGCCTGATCTGGTCGGCGTGTACCGCGGCAATCCCGCGATCCTGGACTTCAAGCAGTCGCTGAAGCCCAAGAAGCACGAGTGGATCCAGGACTATTTCCACCAGCTCGCCGCCTATGCGCTCGCGCACGACGTCGTGCACGGCACTGCGATCAAGCATGGCTATGTGCTGATCGCGCTACAGACAGGCGGGACGCAGGAGTTCAGCACCACCGGCGCGGAATTCGAGCGGTACAAACAGGAGTGGATGAAGCGCGTGGAGTGCTTCCACGCGGCTGATTGCGACCAGATGGCCAAGTATTTCGACTAGCCTGCCGCCGGCATCCCTGGGGCTGCCGCAACCGCCGCCGCGCCGAGAATGGCGTCGTTCGGGAAGAGCTGCTGCATCATCATCCGGCTCTGCGACGGGCCCCCCGTTGTGGGAGGTGGCCCGCCAGCAGGTGCCCCACCGGCAGGGGGCTTAGGTGCCCCGGGCAGTCCTCGAGTCGTAGGTGCGGGAGGCTGTGGGCGACCGCGGAGGGTGTTGTAGAGATCGTCCAAGGACCGCAGCTCTCGTGCCGCTGCGGGCGGCCCCGCAGGAGCATTGGTCTGCTGCGCTTCGGGCGGCTCTTCATAGGTCGCGTAGTTCAGGCCTGCGGCCAGCATGTAGGAGTACATGGTTCTGGCCATGCGGAACTTCTCCTGCTCGGAGAGGTTTCGACGCAACAGCATGGCCATAAAAGCCGGGTCCTGCACCGCCTGTTGCATGGTCTTGCGGACCATCATCATCGGCATCTTGTCAAAGAGCTGGCGGATAGCCTTGGAGCCTGCCGAGGCCGCGATCAGTGCTCCCGGGCCGCCCCCGGAAGCAGTGGTGCCGATGTTGGCGCCGATGACGCGCATGGCGAGCTCGCTAACAACGTCCGCTCCCGGCGCGACGTTTTCCAGAGCGCGTTTGTTGGCCATTGCGTCTTCGATGACCATCATCCGATCGGTCAGAGCGCGGATGTTGCCGAGCTCTTGCGGGCTCATGATGCCCTGCGTGCGCAGGATGTCCGCGAGAGCCGGTTGGTCCAGTGCGGTTTTCTTGAAAAACGCGTCACGGAATTTCTGCGGGTCAAGAACCTCCTTGCCCCCCGTCGCTTTGGTGAACACGTAGTCGTAGATGCTTGCTTTCAGCCCCGCCATGGCATCCGGGCCCCCGCGCTGGGCCAGCCGCGCGATCTGCGCCATGCTGCGCATCGGCGCGCGACTGCGCAAGGCATTGGCAATAGCATCGGTCGGGTTCTCAAACGCCAGAAGCCTGGAGAACGCCATCTGCTTGCGAACAGCCGTGTTCAACGCACTGTTTTGCTCGATGACGCCACGCAACAGGTTTTCGGCCTGCACGGCATTGGTCAGATCCCCCGTAATGCCCAGCTGCTCCAGCAGCGGCTTGTTGTCCGCCATGAACTTATTGAGCTGGCGGGTGTTCACACGGATCGCTCCCGTCTTGGGGTCCGTGATGAGTGCCTTGGAAGCCGCCAATCGCAGCACGCGATTCTGTGCGTCTTGGATTGACGCCACGCCCGCGGTCGAAACCCCCGCGAGCTCGCGGAGCATGCGGGCCTCGTCCTGGATTCGCTGCGGAATAGGCATTCCAGGAATGAGCGGAGTCGCTTCCGCAGCAGCTTTTGCCAGGCGATCGCGCATGAATCCGACCGCGCCTTCGATCTCTTTCATGCGAAGGGCAACGAGGTCCGTGCCTGCGCCGAAAGCGTCATCGACCAGCGTCTCTACGGGGTAGCGGGGCGCTCCGGTACGCGTCGTTCCCAAAAGATCATTGGCAAACGAACGCGTGAACGTGTCGTTCAACGCGTTAGAGAACTCCCGCGCTTTGTCGTATGCCGGATTATCGAGCTTGTTCAGGTCTTGCAGCATCGCATCTGCGAGGTACGTGTAGAAACTTGCATCAGACACTTCGCCGCGCGATCGGGCTTGACGCGCAAGCGTCAACAGGTTCGATCGATAGTTGATCAAGTCCCCGGGCTTGGTTTTCTCCAGCGCCTTCGGATCAGGTAGGTAGCGATAGTGGACAGTGCCGGTCTTGGCAAACTGTTCCGTGGCTCGCCCTCGACGGTACATTTCAATGGCATTGTCGCTGATACCAAAGCTTTCCATGATCTTCCGCACATTAGACGGCACCATGGAATCCACGAGCGCAGGACCGATCTGCGACACGCGCTCGAGATAGGCCCGAACGGTGTTCTCTGCGGTGAGCTGCCGTGCCCTCGGAATGAGCTTTGTCGCCTCGCCAGCGGGCAGCTCAACGCGGACGTAGTTCGGGGTACGGCCTTCCTTCTTGCTCAGATCGTCCAAGACCCTTGCGCGGTTAGCAATCTGCTCTACCGTCATCCCGGGGTCGAAACCCTCGGCCGCCCAGGAATCCAAGACCTCTCGCTCGTTAAGGAAAGGCTCGAGTTTTGACTGGACACGAAGATTCCACACGCGATCACCAGAGAGGTCGCGGGCAATAGCATCCGCAATCTCGCTGTCGGTGATGTCGTTATAGGACCGCTTGCCCGCAAAGTATCCGGCGTCGTACAAACGCTCACGCACCGCATCCATGCTGGCGTAGCCTTGAGGGCCACGAAGGTTTTCTGGCGTAGCCTTGCGAACAAGACCGGGATAGGAACGGGAAGTGATGTCGCGAGCTGCGAGCTCTCCGCCGACGTCGGCAATACCGCCCGTGCGCTTGATGAACTCGCTGATCGAAAACGCGTTTTCTTTAACCAGTCGAGATACGACACGGGGGTTGTTAAAGTCCCTGTCGTTGGCCTTCATTTTCTTGAGGTTGTCAAGAATTGAGGTTGCCCAATCCGTATACGTCTTTTTGATCAACGTCTCGGAGGGCGCAACAGGCACGCGCACCTGTCCCGCAGGCTTCATCGCCTCTTGATCCGCGAGCCCCCAGTAGTACCGCTCGGCTGCACGTGCGTTTTCCAGCGCTTTTTCTACTTCATCGTAGTAGATACGGCCGATCTCAATGCGATTCTGCGGTGTGTCGCGGGTAATCTTTGAGATTCGCTCCGCAGCGCGCATATTGGCTCGCTCGAGTCGCGCATCAATCGCGGCGGAGAAGAACCGCTCACGTGCCTCCGCCGCAACGCGAAGGGCCTCGGGGGATCCAGTATCCTGAAGCGCGGCAAGCGCTCTCGTAAACGCCTTCAGCGCATCCTTGCCTTGCGCTTGGACTGACGTAGCAAAATTGGGATCCAGCGTGCCGAGCGCCGCTTCAAGCTGCGCCAGGGTCAAAGATCCGGTTTTCTGCGCCACAGTGGGGCCCGTAGCCGGCACACCTGTTTGATCAAGGCGCGGATACGTGACCACAACCCCAGGAGGCATATCCGCCTCGAGCCGTTTGATCAGCGCCGGAACATTCTCCCCGTTCTCCTCGAGGATTTTGATAAGGCGCTGCGTTGCTTCATCGCGCGAACGCTCACTACCACGTTGTGCAGCGGCGGCTCGCCCTTCAGCACTGCGCAACGACCAGAGCTCCCCCAGCCGTCGCCCCATGTTCGCGGTCAGCGTTGGAATAAGGAACAGCGGATTGAGCGCCTTCGTGCCTCCCGCGACCTCTGCTCCAAGCCGCGTCAGCGGGTCGCCTGGATCGTACTCCTCCGCAAGATATGTGCCCGTAGCAGAGCCCATGCCGTACATGGTCTCGCCAGCCATATAAGACTTCGGCGCCTTGCGCGAGAATTCTCCAATGGCCGTAACGTACTTGCCGAGCCTGTCCCCGGTAGCCACAGGCAGGTAGAACGCCGCCGGAGCGAACGCGATTGAACTGCCCAGGGTCTTGCCAGACTCAAACGCCGGCATGAGAGCTTCGCTCGTCGCGCCGCCGATGATGGCATCAGAGAGCTGCTTTCCGGTCAGGAGACCGAAGCCAAAACCCAAAACTCCGCCTACCGCGGGGGGTACGACGTTGTAGCCCGGAGGCATGAAAGGAGAAAGCCGTGCGCCGTAGCTCGCGCCGTAAATGGCCCCACCTACCGCGGGGGCGTTGCTCAAAAGGCCTGCGTTAACGCCGCGGACAACCTCTGTGCCAAAGTCCGCCGGCGAAGGCGCCTTGTCAGGCGTATGCCCAAAGGCAGCAAGGTCTTCTTGCGAGAGAAGACTAGCGGTAACGGGCTCCGTTGGGGCGGCAGGGGCTTCTTGCTGAGAAATAGGCCGATCCCCGATCCGAGTCACCGTGACGTCAGGCGGGGCTTCCTTTGCCATCAGCGCCTGCAAGTCCTCGTAGGTGAACGAAGGCGGCGCAGGCTCTGCCGTAGGCCCTTGAGCCGTTGTCCTTGGAAGCTGGTCGGAAGGTGCGGCCATATCTTTGCCCTTTACTGCTCGTTCGGGAGGGGCTTGCGGGTGTCAGGCACCCAGGCATCCTTCTCACGATTGAATACCAGGAACTGCGCTCCGATGGGGAGTCTAAGGTATTCCTCTTGGGTCGAGACCACAGGCGGAATGCCTACGATGTCGATGATCGACTGCACTTCGCGGGCCTTCAGGCGCTGGTTGTTTGAATCCTTGACATCCAACGTCCGATCGGCTGCCTTGGTCAGCGCATCGTTGCGGATGCGGTAGAGAACCTGGCCGAGACTGACCAGGTTGTTGAGGTAGCCCACGCGGTTTTCAAAGTAACGCGGCTCAAGGTTCAAGTACATGTTGATGTCTTGCCGCTCGGCCTCTGCAAGACGCGTCGTCTCGCGAAGTGCGATCGCCACACGAGGCGCAAGCTTCGAGATTGTCGAAGCAGACTGCTGTTGCGTGCGGCCGATCTCACCTGCGACGTTTATGGGGATGCGACGAGCGAGTTCAGAAGTAAGCTTCGGCACAAAGCCGATGCCCGACTGCGCCGCCTGCCAAATCGTCGGCTCGGCAAACGCCTGTTCGCCTGCGGTAGGCACTTGGTCCGTGGTCGGCGCTCCTTCCACCGACTGCGCCACTTCAGGGCCCACGACCGCATCCGGTCGAGCCGTGCCCGGACCCGCGGGCACCGTACCTGGAGTCTGGGGGCCCCGAGGCGCGCCTGACTTATCGAGCGCGGCTCGTGCCGCCAGCGCATTGGTCAAGAACGGCAGGTTGTAGCCCGGGATCGTGCGGGTGACGTTCTGCCCCTGGTCGTTCTTGTACATCTCCGTCGTCGGACGAAGCAGACGCGAAGCCGCACTCGAGATGAGGTTGTCCTCTTCCGGCGTCGTTTCGCCATCCGCATAGGCCTGCAAGAGCCCCGGCGTATTGATCACGCTCCAGTCCCACGAGCCCTTGCCGAACATGCTGCTCGGCGCCTTGCCTGCGTTCTTGAGGATGTCGCCAAACGCCCTGCGCTGCGACTCGATGAGCTTGGTGTTGCCCTCGCGAACAGCTTCGCGCTCCTTCTCGGCAGCCTGAATCGCCGCCATGCGGATCGCGCGCTTGTTCTTGTCCTCTTCGGCAATGAATTGGCCCACCGCGCCTGGAATCTCCGAGGCCACGGCCGCAAAACGACTGAGCGTAGAGCCTCGCAGCGGACGGCCCTGCGCATCGACGTTACCAGCAAGCTGCAAGCCCTTTTGACCAAGCATCAGCAGCAACTGCGCCTGTCGGGACTCCTTGTCTTCGCCAAGCAGGTCGCGATACATCTTCTCGCGCTCAAGCGTCGTTGCCTTGAGGTCTGGCATCGCCGAAGTCGGCTGCGTCAGCATCCGGCCGTAGCCCTGCTGGGCATACTGCAAGAGCTCTGGCGGCAGACGCATGCCAAGGGAAGTACCTCCCTCGTCCGGGGAAGGCTCTTCGTCATCCAGGGTCACGCCTTCCTCACCGGACCCCTGATAAAAATGCTGGACGTACCCGCCGTTCTTCATTTGGATAGGCGGCATGCCTTGCGACGGAATCGGCTGGCCATCAGGCCCCGTCATCGGCCCGGGAGGCGCCATACCGCCCCCAGGAGGCCCCGCGGCAGCGAGGAGTGCGGCCATACCGCCGGGCGGCGGTGCGCCTCCGCCAGAAGGAGGGGGCGGAGCGGTGGGAGGCGGAGCTCCCATGGGTCCTCCCGGGGGCGGCGGCATTGGAGGCTGTGGCCCTTGAGCCATGGGCCCTGATTGCGGAAGCGCGCCGATCCCGCCCCCCTGCGCGAGCACCGGCTGGAGCATCGCAAGGACAGAATCGGGCGTTTCAGCCGCGGCCGCGTAGCCTACTAGGTCGGCAAGCTCTTCGCGACGAGCATCGACCGAGCGCATGTCACCGCGGAGGGTGTTCATGAGGATTTCGGGGGAATCCGGGCGACGATCGAGCATTTTGGCGGCCGAGTTCTCCTCGTCGGAGTTCTCTTCTTCCTTTATGTCGTCTTCGATCTCGTCGAGGAAGCCCTGCATGATGCCGACGTTCTCGACGTCGTCCAACATTTCTCGTGCCTTTGCCATATCGACCCCTTAGAAAAGTCCGGCTTTTTTGGCGCCTGCCAACGTGCCTACTGCGCCAAGTCCAATGCCCACCGCCTGTTGGAAGGGGCTTGCGGACGGAACGCTCGAGACCTGCGTCGACATTTGCGTCGACGGTGCGCCGCGGTAAATGTCGGACAAGAACCCGACCTGCTGGTACGGAGCATAGATCTGCTGAAGCTGCGTTGCACGCTGCGCATCGATCGCCTGTTGGTTGAAAGCCTGCTGCGCTTGGCCGACGTTGTAGAGGAAGTTGATGTCCCCCTGCCTCATTCCCTGCGCAGTCTGGCCCAGCGCTGCCTGCTGCACACCGAGCTGCCCCATCTGACCGCCCAACGCGCCCAAGCCCTGCGAGATGTTCTGGCCAATGCCAAACTGCTGCCCGGCGAGCGCACCGATGCCCTGGCCGATGTTTTGGGACGTTCCAGCCTGCTGCCCATAAATACCTGCCGCCGTTTGTGCCACGTTCCCGCGCTGCCCAGCCTGTGCCGCGAGCAGATTGGCAATGTTCTGCTGGGTGCTGGATTCTTGGCCGGCAAGTGCGCCGGTTTGAGACGCCAGATTGCCGTAGTTCTGTGCGGCCTGGTTGTAAATCCCCGCCGCGGACTGACCAAGCTGCGCCTGTTGCACACCGAGCTGGCCAAGCCCCTGCCCGCCTGCGACTTGCTGCTGGGCAAGGTTGCCGAAAAGACCCGTTGCGGCTTGCCCCAACTGCGCCTGCTGCGCCGCCTGCTGGCCCACGGTCTGGCCGATGTTGGCCAAGATGTTCGCCTGCTGGCTGGCCTGCTGGCCGTACAGGTTACCAATGCCTTGGTAAAGCTGCGCCTGCTGCGCCGCCTGTTGCTGCTGCGCCTGCTGAAGCTGGGCCATTTGCATGGCCGTACCGGCATCAAAGCCTGCCTGTTGAAAGCGCTGCTGCGCCGCTTGCATGCCAAGCTGCGCTTGTTGGGCTGCCGCAGACGTCTGAAGCTGCCCGGCCTGTGCTAGCTGCTGCGCCGCCTGTTGCCCGAGCGCCGCCTGTTGCCCGGCAATTCCAGCCTGTTGGGAGCCAAGTTGCCCGATGCCCTGGCCTGCGGCCATTTGGCGCTGCTGCTGCTGTTCAAAAGCAGCCATCGCGCTGGCCTGGGCCTGCGAATAGCCTTGGTTCAAAAGGTTTGCAATCGTCGAGGCACGCTGGTCCATGAGCCCACGCTCAAGTTCCGCGCGCTGCACGCCCTCCCGCTCACCGCCAAACGCTCCCGCACGCACCGCCTGCGCAGACAAGCCTTGTTGTGCGATCTGGCCCTGGCGGTTGATCTGCCGCATGGCCTCGTCGATGACTTGCTGTTGATAGGGGTTCATGAAGGCCTGGGTCATGCCAGGCTGGAAGCCCTGCGCTGCGCCTCCGATTGCCCCGATGCCTTGCCCAATGGCCTGCTGCCCTGCGGCAAACCCAGGCTGCTGTGTTGCCTGTGCGGCCTGTCCGGCGGCACTTAATGCAAGGTTGACGCCCTGCTGAAACCCAGGCTGCTGCGCCGCTTGTGCGGCCATCTGAGAGGCCTGTTCGGCGGTATATCCTGCGCCCTGGAGACGCGCGACTTCTGATGCAAAATCAGACGGGCCTGCGCGCCCCGCGGCACCCATCGCAGCGTCCAAAGCCCCTGTCGCCTGTCCAAACCCCGGTTGTTGGATGGCCTGCCCAAGAATGGCCTGCGATCCAGCAAAGTCCGCCCCCGCCGTAAGCATCGCCATCCGCTGTGCTTCGGTCAGGCCCGTGAGCCCTTGTCCTATCGCTGCGGTCGCCGGCTTGAGGTCCGCCTGCGAGGACAGTGCGGCCATGTTCTGGGCGGTGGCAAGTGCACCAAGGCCGGTTTCGACGTCCTGGTACGCGCCAGCTAAACGGGGCGTGACATCCGCGGCACGTGCACGCTGCGCGGCTTCGTCTAGATAGCCAAGGCCGACGCCAAGCTGGCCCACGCCCGAGGTAATGCCCGAGGCCGCCAGCCCGGCGTTCTGCATGGCCTGTTGGGCGGCGAGGAACTGGTTGCGCGTATCGGCCCCAGTCAATGCCTGTGCGGCCTGCCCCGTTAATCCAAGCCCGCCCGCAACGCCTTGATTGGCGGCGGTTAGGTAAGGGTCAAATGCGCCAACCCCGAGATTTTCCGCAGCGCGCATAGCCGCGGTTTGCGGATCAGAAAACCCGGCGATTTGATAAGCAGGAAGCTGCTGAGAAAGCGGGGTGGTTGTCCCAATGACGTTGCCGGCTGCGTCGCGTTTGACGTTAAACGCCAAGTCCCGCGCCTGCTTTAGCAAGTCGAGCTTATAGGCTTCGACTTCCGGGGATTCGGAAACGATCTGTTGGGTGACTTGAGTTTCTGCCATAGATTCTTACCCCTGCACCGCTCCGCCTTCGAGCTTTTTCATCAGCGCATACATGCGTTTTGCGCCTTTGCGGCGGCTGCCGCCCCCAGCATTGCGAACGGCCTTGGCCGTAAAGACAAACTCACCATCCGACAGCATTGCCGGGATGGAGTCCGATGTCCCTGTG